GCGGGGTATTCACAAAATTGATTGAAGCAAACACTACAATTCCAACCAAGAAATCACAGGTTTTCTCAACCGCAGTTGACAATCAACCTTCAGTTGAAATCCACGTACTTCAAGGTGAAAGAACAATGGCGAAAGATAACAGAACAATTGGTCGTTTCCACTTGGACGGAATTCCACCATCAATGAGAGGTGTCCCTCAAATTGAAGTGACTTTTGATATTGACGCTAACGGTATTATTAATGTGTCCGCGTTAGACAAAGGTACAAATAAACAACAAACTATTCGTATCGAGACATCATCAGGTTTATCTAAAGAAGATATTGAAAGGATGAAACAAGAAGCTGAGTTAAACGCGGAGTCAGACAAGAAAGCTAAAGAAGAAGTTGAAATTCTAAATGCTGGTGACTCAACAGTATTTAGTGTTGAGAAATCAATGAAAGATTTAGAGGATAAAATTTCTGAAGAACAGAAAAATGAAATCAATGAAACCCTTTCCAAATTAAAAGAGTCTGTTTCAAAAAAAGACGTTGATTCTGTAAAAACTTTAACTGAAGAAATTAACGTTAAATTCCAAAAAATAACTCAAGACTTGTATAGTCAAGTTAATGAACAAATGGGTGATATGGAGTTTGATGGGTCTGACGTAGAATTTGAAGAGGTTAACAGTAAGTAAATTTTAAAATGTCAATAAAACCCTCTGATTTTTTTTCAGAGGGTTTTTTACATTAATATTTTTTTTGTATCTTTGTGATATGAAAAACAGACTTCCATACGAAATGACATCAAAGGCGATTAAAGGATATGTTGATTCTGCGATTGCTAAAGGTGAGACTAATGATTGTGTTGTAAGAGCCTTTGCATCTTCATTTGAAATCCCCTACGATGACGCTCACAAATTCGTTGCTGAGAAGTTCAAAAGAGTAAATAGACGTGGCACGTTCGGGACAGTATTTAAAATGGTTGGTCTTGTCGATTCTAATACTGAAATTAACGGTAAAAAAATAAAAGTTGTTGGGAACAGGACTAACAGTCATTTAGGGGGGTCTTTAAGTTATCCTGTTAAAGTTAAAGGAGAATCTAAGATGAGACAAATGACCGTTGGGACATTCATTAAGAAAAATCCAAAGGGAACTTTCTTTGTTTTGGTTAGTCGTCACGCTTTTACAATTAAAGATGGTGTTGTGATTGGTAATTGGGACGATGCTGAAAAAACAAAAAAACCAATGAGATGTGCATTTGAAATTAAGTAATATGATTGGGGAAAATAAAAAATTAACATTTGAGGAAAAACTAGAGGGTTGGAAAAACAGAATGTCTTTTGCTAGAACAATCGCAAGAATATTATCTTTAGGGGTTCAGTTAGCAATAACTTATTATTTAGTAAAATAAAAGAAATGAAAGTATTATTTTTAGACCATGATGGGGTAATCTGCCTCTCAACACAATGGGGAGGTCGATTTAAGAAAAAAGGTTATGATAGTAATCCTGAGACCCCTATGGATACACGAATGGATAATTTTGACACTAAATCAGTCAAAGTATTGAATGAGATAGTTGAAACTACAGGTTGTGAGATTGTCATTTCTTCAGATTGGAAGCGACACGGTACATTAGACCAAATGAAGACGATGTATGAGATAAGAGGTATTAAACCACCAATTGATTATACTCCCGACATGAAAGATTTTGACGAAAATGGGTATGGTTTGTTTAAATGGAAAGGATTTTATGAAAGTATTCGTGTCTGTGAAATTAACGAATATTTGAAAAATCATCCTGAAGTTACTCATTGGGTTGCGGTTGACGACATGGACTTGTCCAAACTAGACAACTTTGTAATGACAACTAAACCTTATAATGAAGGAATAAAACAATCAGGTGTTAAAGAAAAAATCCTTAAGTTTTTAAAATAAAAACCCCCTCATTTGAGGGGGTTTTTATTACTCAGTAACTTCATCAGTTGGAGTATCTCCACTATTGTGTTTTTTGTTAATAAACTTGTCCACAGACCCAATTGCAAATGAACCTAAAACTAAAATTAGGAATGAGTTGAAGATAAATTCGTTAACTACCAATGGTTTACCCATAAATCCTGTAACAATATCCGCACCAGCAAATAAACACATCATTATGAAAGCAATAAATCCAACGACAGATTTTTCGTTAATTGAATTGTTGTCACAAAACAACTGTTTAAAAAAGTTTTTCATAGTTTTTTTATTATAAATATTTACTTTTTTGGTAAAAAAACTATATTATCGACCTTGTCCTCTATACGCTTTTGGTTTCTGTTCTTTAGGTCCGTATTTTTTTTTCAGTTTACCTATCGTTTTTTTACCGAAACTAATTTTAACTGAGTTAGAATTTGATTTTGTTTTTGCCGCCATAATTTTTATTTTTTACAAATAAATATTTTGCTATTTACTTTTTTAATCCTATATTTGAAGTATGAAAAATATTATAACCATATTGTTTGTTTTTATTTGTGTTTTTGGGTTTAGCCAAACCAAAAATGACACAATTGACTTTAACAACGTAAACTACGGATTGTTAAATGATTTAATCTTCCAAAATCATAATGAAGAAAGACTAAAAATAGGTAGACAAGTTCGTATTGAGGACAATATTTGTAAATCTGCGTCACAATACCAAGTTGGGTATATGTCTCAGTATTCTGAGGTATGTCATGATAACGATAAAGTTTTCAATGGGGTTATTTTACACACACCTTTAGATAGATTTAATTATTTTTCAAAAGGTTCTAAGTTAGGTCAAACATACCACGGTGAAATATGTTACAATTTTTTTAGTGGAAAAACTCATAAAATAACTTATGAACAATTAGCTCAACAAACAATCACCGCTTTTATGGAGTCTACATCACATAAAGCAATAATGTTAAGTCGTCTTACATGTCTTAGTAAACAGTATGGTTATTTTTCAACCACCTCAACATTAAAAAATGGTTATTTTAATTTCTTTGTCACTGGGTTTTTTACATATCGTATGGAATAAAAAAAGGGAGGTTTAACCTCCCTTTTTTTATAATTCACTAAACGCAAATTTTAAAATTCTAACAAAATCATAATTTTCATCCCCACCGACAATCACAGGTCTACCTACAGTTACATATCTTGTTGTAGATTCTGCTCTACTGTCATAATCTGAACTTATTTCATTAGGGTTTACAAAGGTAATTTTACCAAATGAAATATTATCAACAAATAAATCACCATTTTTTATTTCACCTTTTACAGTACTTTTTTGATTTAAACCTTCAGTGGTCCATAAAGGTAAAACACCTCCACCTTTAATATCTAATAATTTATTTTCATCTGATACTTTTCTTGGAATTGCGGCAACTTGACCCGCTCCTCTATTAATCATTTTTGCTGGTATGTTTTTAGAACCAAACCCTGTTAAATCAATAAATGTACTTGATTCAGGAGTTGTTGAAGCGGTAGATGAGGTTCCTGATGTTGGTTGACCCGACTTTTCTCTCTTATTTAAAGGCGTGTAATCGGGTTCAACAGTGACCTTTTTAAACTCAAACCCTCTTTTATCTTGTTGACCATAATAATTAATACCTTTTATATATTGTATTTTTTGACTGATATCAACACCTGTATCTTTTTTAACTCTTTCAATTATTAAATTACCAAGAACTTTACCTCTATTATCGGCAAGATATTGGTTTCTCTCAGAATCACCTTTTAATCCACCATAAGGAGTTTTATCACCTACTAATGAATGGTCTAAAGACGAATATCCTTTAGGAATGTCTAACGTAGGCCTTGCGGCATCCGCGGTGCCTTGGATTTTAATTGAATTGATGTTATTAATCCCACCTCCTTCAATAAAAACTATTAAACTAGCAATAAATTTTTCATATGCAGTTTTTGCTTCAGGAAACGATTCAAATTTAGGACCAATCATATTGTCAGGATATGGAAACGCGTTTTTTGACAAATCTAATTTTTGTATTACCACGTCTCCAGGTTTTTCAAAAGTCTCTATCTTTTTTTCACTCTTTAATCTTGGTGCTTGAGATATCGAAGTTAGGGTGTACTTCCTACCCTCATACCCAACATTTATTGCGTATTTACCATAAGGATTCGTTAAGTCTAAATCTCCTTTTGACTTACCCCTCCAATCAGGGGAGTTATATTCTTGTTCGCTAATTACTACACCTTTTTTATAACCAAAAAGATGTTTCATTTTATATAACTCTTCGTTTAATAATATTTGATTCATGATTTTTTATTAATAAATATACAAAACCAAATAAAAAAGGGGATAGTAGCGAACTTCCCCTTTTATTTGTTACCATAACGATAACGGTCCTAAAAGTCCCTATAAAGGGATTATTTTTCTTTGACTAATGTCAAACTTCTCTTTAAATATTCTTTAGCCCTTGGAGTTGGGTCTGAGTGTCTTAAAACCTTTTCAATATCTTTAACTAATTCTTCACCGTGTTCGTTTTCTTTATATAGTTCAATTACTTTGTCCATTGCTTTAATACAACCTCCGTCAGTATCGTCAAAATAATTTTTATTTCTAAATTTATTCAAATGGTTCATTAAATTGTAAGCCAAGTGTTCTCCACCATCATTTACATTGTGTAGTCTTAAGGTTCTTAACATGTCTAAAGTATCGACCATACCGTTGATACCTCCTTCTCTTTTATATAGACTATTCGTATAATTTTTAAAATTATCTGAAGGACCCACAATCTCATCCAACGGGATAACATTTTCAGGTACACATCTTTGTTTTTCTTCTTTTTTTGGTTCTATACTAGTTTGTTCTAGTAAATGCTCTCTAATAATTTGTCTTATTTTAGATTCGCTTATATAAGTTTTACCCATTTTAATTACTTTCTTTATAAATATATTAATAAGAAAGAATTATTAGGAAATAATAATATTTATTAGAGTACACTTAAATTATTAAGTGAAGTCATAAAAATTAAATTATAGTACATGGAGGATGAGTGTAGTTATTCGAACATGGAGAAAAATTTTCTTAGAAAATTTATCCGTAAAATTTCTCATGTTGGCAATGTTTTTCAATCCGTTTGGATTCGATGCAGTACAATACTATCTTTATACTCTAACAGGGAGTTTATGGTACGCAAATTTAATTTTATACTGTATTTCGGGACTATTCTTTGGTCTGTATTTTTATTTTCGAAAATTATCTAAATAATCTATTTAGACTCATTAGTATCAATATCTTCGTTATTTGGTAATACAAATTGTAACCAAATGTTAAACACTAAAAAATAAATCCACCAAGTTAAAGAATCTATTGGATAGTTTATCGGGTCTGCGTTAGTCATGTATAGTAAGTAAGTTATTTTACAAAAAATATATAACTTTACTATTATTAACAGTAATGAAAAGAATGTTCTCATAGTTTAATTTCAAAACGATTTTTCATAATTTCGACTTTATCATCAGGCACACCGTGAACGTTTTTACCCCCATGACGATTTTCTACAATAGTAACAAAAACTTTGTAACCGTGTTTTTCTGCCAATTCAAAATACGGAGACATTTCCCACTCTTGGGTAAAAGTGTTTGATACTGCAATTTCTCTATAGAATTGGTCATTTATCAAACTATCTTTCATGTAAGTTTCAACCAAGTCCTGACAATACTTGTGAGCATCCTTCAGTTTGGTAACATCGAAGTTATAATCACCCGTTTCTTTATCGATAAAATACTTATCTGCCTCACATACCAAGAAGTCATCACCGACTAATTTCTCGGCAAATGTTGATTTACCCGAGCCAGGTAACCCTCTAACAATATATAATGTTTTATTCATATTCACAAAGATAAGAATATTTATCAATAAAAGAAAATTTAAAATGGATAATTTAGATAAGTTAATATCGAAAGTTCTAAAAGAAGAATTTAATCCATCAATGTCCTTGGTTAAGGATGTTAATGTGTCGAAAGAAATGAGATACCATCTTGATAACAATGTAAGTTTAAGTGAAAATATTTTTAGAATTTATTCAGAAAAATATTTTGATTTAATTAATGAAGCTCGTGATTTGTACGATAAAAATTTATTAAGATTAAATGACGAAGATACTTGGTTAGTAGAGTCTGATTTAGGTAAAAAAGTTCTTTTAGAAAATGGAGAGGAAGTTTATTTAGACGCACCAATATATGAAGAGGATTTATGGGAGATTATCACCGAAGCAAAACACAGAGGTAAAAATGTCAAATTAAATAGTCCATTTAGAACTCCTGGAGGACCTAAAAAGTTTGCGGTTTATGTTAAAACTCCAAAAGGGACAATTAAAAAGGTTACCTTTGGTGACCCAAATCTTAGAATTAAAAACGCCAGTAAAGGTAGAGCAAAATCATTCAGAGCTCGACACAAATGTGACCAAAAGAAAGATAGAACTACCGCAGGGTATTGGTCTTGTAATGTGTCAAGATATCGAAAAAAATTAGGATTAAAATCTTCAAGAAGTTGGTAAAATGGAAAAGTTACCGTTTAAAGAAACAATTCAAAATGATTATCGGGTAAGAACTTTTTTAGAAAATGTTGAGTTTTCTGATTTAAAATGGCATACAGATGAACAAGATAGAATAGTTATTCCTTTACATGAAACCGATTGGAAAATTCAATTGGATAATGAATTACCGATTACAATGATTAAAGGTAAAAAATATTTTATACCTGAAGGAATTTACCATAGAGTGATTAAAGGAAACGGAGACTTAAAAGTTAAAATATTTTTTAAGTAAACATTTGGATTAATTGACTCAGTTTAATAGTCACATCAATTCCTTTGTAATAACCAATTAACAACATTCTTTTCACAATGATAAATATATCATTTATGGTATCTATTCAAAGCATTTTGAGTAATAAGTACAAATTCTGTTTCTTTAAATTCCTCGAGATTTCTTGAGTTAGTGTAAGACATTGCAGATTTTAAATAGTCTTTGAAATTTTCAGTCCACCCATCTAACGTGTATTCCACTTTATTGTATTTAGAAATCCCTTCAGATGTGGTTAATTTGGTCTTACCCCATTTTTTTTGGACTTCTTTAGTACTCATACCTCTGAAATTTTTGTAGAAATATTTTCTCATTTTAGGGAATTTTTCCCAAATGTATTTTGATTGTTTTTCTGATATAGGAATTAGTTTAAATAACTTAGTTTCAGAACAAGATTCTAAAGTTTTATTTAATACTCCACCTAACATAACGTAATCCGCCCCTAAAGCTAACGCCTTTATTATGTCATCGTAATTTCTGAAACCTCCATCGGCAATTATTTTAGTTTCATAATTGTTACTTTTTTTAATTTCGTAACATTCTTTTATTAGTGACGCCATAGGATAATGAACACCTGTATTTGCCGATGTTAAACAACCACTACCACCACCAATACCTACTCTTATATAATCGACACCCAATTCGGCAAATTTTCTATATGTGTTTGGATTGGCGATATTACCAACAATTAATTTTTGGTTTGAATTTTTACGATGTTTAACAAATTTTTCGGTTAATTTATATAGTTTTTCCATATGTCCATTTGCAATATCAACTAGTAGATTAATTGACTCCTTATCAAAATGGTCGTCTTGAAACCATTCTAAAATTCTTTCAAAATCATCTAAAGATACTGAAGAAAAGGCTTTGCCCTCGTGATAAAAAACTCCGCGAGGTAGGCAGACTTCAAAATTATGTTTTAAAAATAAATTACAGTTAAAATCATTAACGACAGTATCCATGGGGGATACCATTAAAGGAAGTTTTCTGTCTTTATTTAAAATATCAATTCTTTTTCTTGTACTAATTGATGACAATGTTTCAGGGACAATGGTTATGTCTTTAAAATCAAATTTTTTGTTCATTTTGAGAATCTATTAATTTAGTTATTCTATTTCTACCTTTTTCGCCAATTGGAATTGGATTACCTTCTTCATCTATATGGACAAATCTAATGTTTGTGTTTAAAATTAAGACTTGTTTACCCGTATAAACATTATGAGCTCTGGCTTCCATATACAAGGTTATTGAAGAGTTACCAATGTTTTGGGGGTAACCATATATTTTAAGAAGTTGTCCTTCTTTGGCGGGCCTTTCAAAAAAACATTTATCAATAGATACGGTAACCATTCTTGGGGTATCACACAATTGCATTGCATAACCCGCGGCCGCGGCATCAATCCAAGCTAATAGTTTACCCCCAAACAGATTTCCGTGAAAACCTAAATCTGATTTTTTAATCGGGTGTGTGTTTAGTAATTCCATGTTCTAATTATAATAAAAATGTAAATTAAAGACAATAGGGGTATTTATAGATATGTTAACAGAAAAGGAAATTGATAGAATAAATCGTTTTTTAAAAAATAAAACCTTTACCTATAAAAAAGGAGTATTTGGGTATGATTTACCAGGGGAAAACGATTTTGACTTTAAATTTCAAATTTTAGGGTATAAAAAAATGATTAGTGTTGGGGAATATTATGATTACACTAGAGTTTCAGTAACACTTCTAAATTTTAGGGATGAATTAAGTCAAATGTTATTTCTTAAAAGATTTACTACGGATTTTTTAAAAAAATATTTTAAAGAAAATCTATATCATTTTCGACATAGTTTAAATTCGGAAATAACCGATATTCTTACTATGTTTGATAATGACGTTAGGGTTGCAATTGAGGATATCGATATTGAGTCACCTGAAGATAAAGAAACATTACAAGAACAAAAAATGACCAGACAACCAATAAGAACTGTTGTTAAAGATATTGTTAACATTCTTAAAAAAAATCAAGAAGGTGAATTTTATTTACCCAATAACGATGAAGGTAGAGGATATGAATTTGGTAGATTACCTTTTGAATTTACTGTTGAGTTATATGTTGAGCACAATAGTGATATAGAAGGGTTTAAAATTAATGCGGAATATTCACATAGTGATGAAGTTATTGAAATTAAAATAATTTATAATCCTTCTGATTTATTAAAAAATATGTACGATATTCTTGGCGAACTAAATGAAATTTTGGCTCATGAATTAGAACATGGATTACAAAATTACAGAGGTGAATTTACAACTACATCTAAAGCGCCTACTAATCCATTAAAATATTATTTACAACCGCATGAAATTCCAGCACAAATTGCTGGTTTTAAAAGATTAGCAAGATTAAGAAGACAACCAATTGATAAAATCATATACGATTGGTTTAACACTCATAGGGATATTCATAATTTAAATAAGAAAGAGGAGAAGATTGTTATAGATAAATTATTATCTTATATAAGATAAATTTATTTTGACCTAAAACGTCTGACAATTTTAGAGACCAATTCTTTAGCAATTACACCTGAAACGGCAACCAATCCAAAAGACGAAACTCTTAAAATAATTTCTGAAATTTCTTTATCTGTTACATCACCATTCATTGCGATATTATATAATAAAGGAAGAACTGGTATTATAAAAGTATAACTCATCATATTAGTAACTTTATGAAGAGTGAGACCCAAACTATCGACAAAATTTAAAAATGAATCTCTGAGTTCATCGCATTTTTTAATTACGTTTAAAAATTTTTCAAAAAGATTACCCTCAGTTAATTTTGTATATAACTGCTCCATTAATTTTTTATTATCAAAATAGTAAGTTGCAATAACCCCAGTTAAAAGTAGACTAATTTCAATATCATTTAATTCGGGGTATTTACCTTGAACAAATTCATTTATAGGTCCTACCATTCCTCCGATACTGGCACCCCAAGTTATTAAAAATGTTAAATCAGTATTAAGTTGTTTAGATGAGGTTTTTATAATTTTTTTAACTAATTCATAATTTTCCTTAATGACATCATTAATTTTACCACCTGAAGATTCAAGTAGAAGATGGTGTTTTTGGGATTCACTTATCAAAATTGTCATATTCATATACAAATAAATACTTTATTTATATTTATTGTTATATTAAAAAGAAAAAAATGATTAATCCTGATTTAGAAGTAGGGCAAGAAGTAATATTACTACACATGGATGGAGAAACTAGTATTGCACCAGGAACCAAAGGTAAAGTGATTGCAAAAAGTTCTGTATTTGGTGATATGCAATATACTGTTAATTGGGAAAATGGTAGTCAATTGGCGATAATTAGCTCTGTTGACTTATGGGATACTCCCGAAAATCTAAAAAATAGGAAAAAAAGAGTTCAAGAAGTGGAAATTTCAAAAAAATCAATAACTGAAGTTGATGAATTTGAAAGGTCTAAATCATTACTTAAAAACATAGATGTTTTTAAACATTTTAATATGAAGTTCTTAAACCAATATTTAAAAATGGTTAGAGATAGTAGTATTGTAAATATGTTTGGTGCCGCACCTTACCTTTATATAGGTAAAGACCGAATTGAACATGAATTTAAATATAGTGACATACATGATGAAGACGCCTTTAATAAAGTTTTAGAAAACGCTAATTTAGCTCAAGCGGAGATGATTAATGGGGTTATTAATGTACTTAAAGCCGAGGGAAAAGAGGAATCTTTAGAAAATATTAATAGATATATTAAAAGATACGCAACAAAAGTTTTGATGAATTATATGAATTTATTTTAAATCAAACTTCCAACCGTCTGAAGTCTTAACAGGTGAAATCTCTAAATCAAGGAAAATTGCGTTTTGTTCTGAAGCATAAAGTCCTAAAATATTGTAGTCATAAAATTCTTCGGCTTCATCAATTGTCATTAGGTCTCGTTCACATAGGATATTTAATATTTTAGGTTTTGAATACAATATTCTTCTACCATTACCAAACTCCTCAACAATCCCTATAATAGCGTCTTCTAATCCATCTAAAAGAATCGCACCTTCGGCATATTCGTGTATATCAATTTCCATATTTAAAATGTAATAAAATTATTACACCCAATCAACATATTTATATTTAAAACAAAGTTATATGAACGCATATTTTTTCAAAATGAGTCAAGCGGAAAGAAATAATATTCTTGACCAACATAAATCAATCTATGATGGATTTGTTACTCAATACGCACAAAACTCTAATGAACAACCTTTATATGTTCAAGATTATGCAAATGATAAAGGTGGGATTACTGTTAATAATAAAGGTAATGTTGATGTTTACCGAAATATGAATATTAATGAATCAGATGCTTTTACAGGTGCAAAGTATCTTCCTGACGAATCTTTTGATTTTGGTGGTCCTGACGAAGAAATGGAAGAGTATGTTAGTATGGGAGAACAAAAGGACATGATTGGTGACGGTCCTAATGATTTGGAGTATGGAACATTTGGAGATGAGGATATTGAGGACGGTAAGCAAATGATGAGAAAAAACTTTTTTGATGATGAGGATGTTGAATCTGAATGGGACCAAGACGATATTGACATTATCGACCTTGAAATATTTAATGAAATTGAGGATGATGAGGTAGAACCTTTACAAGAACAATTGAATAAAACATTAAATATGTTCAACAGATTTAAAACATATCTTTAACTTTTGAACAAAATTGTGATATTTCTAAAGTAATAAAACTATAAAAAATAGAGCAATGGAAATTACAGAATTAGTTTCGTTTTATTTGAATGAGAATTCAAAAACTTTAGAAGTAACATTCAGAACAACATCAGATAGTGAAGAGGAAATCAGAGAAAGTAAAATTAACTTTGATGAAATTGAGGAATTTGGATATGATTTTGTCGATTATGATAATGATTATACTTCACTATTAGGTGAGGAGTATGAAGAGGATATTGAAGACGATTTTGATGGGGTGTACGTAGACGAGCAAGAGATAGTGTCTTTTCTTAATGAATATTACACCTTATATCCAAGTAAATTACCCCCGTCTGAAATTTTTTAATTTACTGTTATAAGTTGTTATCTATTTTTTTATTATCAATCATATTTATTTGTATGAGAGTAGATGTCGACTATATAATTTCCCTTTTAAAAGAATACACACCTAAAAAAAATTCGAAAGAAATTGACGAACAGGAAGCCGCCGCAGGAGGAGCCGCATCAACAGGAGGAGGCGGAGGTGGAGCGTATCCTACCGTGACTAAATGGGAAACAGGATTAACAAGAGGACCCGCAAATCAAATAGGTGTTACTAAGTGGAATGAAATTGTCAAACTTAACCGAGGTAAAGCAAATACTTTATTATAAGTTAAGATATTTATATTTGATAATATTTATAAAATAAGAAAAACAGTCATATGAATCAGAATAATAGAAAAGAAGTTGACGAACAAATTGAAAGAGCACTTCTTATGATGAAGTACAATACTTCAAAAACTCTTAGTGAAAACAAAGAAAATATTAAACCTTTATTAAAAGAAGACGGTAAGGTTGCCGCAGCCACGATAGGAAGCGGTGCGGTAGGAGCGGGGTTAGGAGCCGCAGCGATACCAAGTTCTATGTCCATAGCGAGTGGAGGAGCGGGTGTTGTAGCGGGAACAACTAATTTGGCGGCAGGAGTCGCGACCGCATTAGGAACTTCATTCACTGTTGGAGCCGCGATTGTTGGTGGAGCCGCGGCGATGGCGGTTATTCCATTAGCGTATTGGTTTATTAGAAAAGATACGGGGGCCGCTTCAAGTGTGAAAGCAATATTCCAAATGTGTTCTACTAATCCACAGATAGCGAAATTAGAAAGAAAAATTTCAGATTCTGAAATTAGAAATATTGCAGATGAAATTTATGACGCGATTAACTACTCAACATTAGGTTTTATGGCTGGAACCGATGAGGAAAAATTATTCGCGGCATTCCAAAATGTATCTAAAGGTACCGCGGCTGATATATGTGCATTATACTCAAGATATACATCAACAAGAGGTGAACTATATGATGATATTGATGGTGATATCGATAGTCCTGATGAATGGGAACAAATTTATAGACCATTAAGAAACTGTGTTGAAGATAGTTTAAGAGACCTTGAAGATAAAAACCCTTGTAAAGAAAATGAGACTTTGGACCCTAAAACTAAAAAATGTGTTCCAATTAGTCCTAATCCTGACCCAGGACCAACACCAGGACCTGGAGGTTGTAAAGATTTCCCATTCAAAAGAGGTTGTAAAAATAGTAAAATTAAAGATGTACAAGGATGTTTAGGAGGATTAACCGCTGACGGAATATTGGGACCTAAAACTCAAAAGGCTCTTGAAGACGCGGGTTACTCAGTACCATTAACTAAATCTGATTACGATAAAATAATGGCTAAATGTGGACAAGGTAATACAGATACAACAAGTACCACTACTCAACTACCTCCAACATACGTTGATGTCGTTAACTAAATAATTTTAAAATAAAATAAAAATGAAGAAGTATTCAAAAATAATATCAGAACAAACAAGTTTTCAGAATAAAACATGCGCAGGATTATATCCAAGTGACCCAACATTAGCGATGGCTTGTAATTACCCAACTTGCTATCCCGCAAACGCGGTCCCCGCTAAAATTGGTAACACTATGTATATATCTTACCCGTCTCAAAAACTACAGGGTTATACTGCATATTTAGGTCCTTTAAGTGATGGTGGACAAGGTTTTGGAGTAGTTAAATTTAGTAACGACACGGGTAAAACTTGGTATAAACAAAACAACCAAGAATATATTGGTCAATGGCGTTGTTCTCCTTTAATGAAAACTATTGGTGAAACAATGAATGTGGACCAAGAAACATGGTTTACATCATTACAAGCATCCAACCCTAACGCATTTAAAAAATATAGTGAATTATTAGGTACCCCTCAAGCAACTGATGGTTCATATGAATTAGTTAAATTAAAAGATATTCCAAATCTTAAAAATATGCCTAAAGAGGCTCAAACAGTTGATATTTTTGTTTGGAAATATAAAGGTGCGTCACAAACGGTTGGTAACCAATCTGAAAAAGTTATTGAATATTTTAAAAATACTTTAGGATATGTAGAAAAAAGTGAAATAAATCCTGCTGAATTAGAACTTTATATTGAGGTGAATTTAAAAGATGACCCTAAATACGGAAATCAGTTTGCTACAGATTATTTTATGTATTACGACCCTGATAAAATGTCTTCAGCTCAGTTAGAAGCTGAATTAAGTAAAACAATCGAAACGGCTAAAGCAAATTATAGTAAAAAAGCTTGTAGAAATTCAATACTTCTCTATTATAAAGCATATAAATCAGCGATTAATGCAACACAGAAAAAAGTTGACCAAGATAAGGCGGTTATTAGAGCTTGTAGAAATCAAAATAATTTCCCTCTCTTAAAAAAGAAACTTGACGAATTAGAAAATGCGAATCCTGTTACAACTACATCAGGGGCTAAATTGGATTACTCTCTAAGATTTTCTCAACCAAGTAATTTGAGAAGGGAAAATCACGATGTTAGGCTTAAAAACCTTATCAGAGAAAGTCTTTTGGAAATTAGACATGAAAAAAAAAAGACTATATCAGAAGAATCAAAAATAGTAAAAGGTAGAATTCAGTTTATTACAGAAGGAACAACGTTAAAAACTAAAAAACAAAAAGATAAGTTTTGTCAAAACCTTTTAAGTGAGATGTTGTATTTCAATTCACAAGATTTTGACAGACAGGCAATTAACGAAGGATTTTTTGACATACTTAGTGGTTTATTTGGTAACACAGGAGAATCAATTTTACAGTATTTTAAAGAATATTTAGCAAAATGGTTAGTGTCTTCTTTAACTCCATTAGACCCTAATGGATGGGTTGGAGGAACAATAGTAAAGGCGATTGGTAACTTACCTATTGGTGATATTCCTAAGTTAACTGACTGTAATTTCACAACTAAATTGTTATCAAAATCAATTGCTGAAGAGGCAATTGACCAATTAAAACAAAAAGCAGGTCTTGAAGGAGCGTTCTACGATATATTAAGAAACGCAGTTGTAGAGAGTCTTGAGGATACGGATTTAGGGGCAAAAATAGAAAGTGCTTTAGGTAGTATTTTATGTCCAATGTTGTCTAAGGTGTCAGGTAAAATGACAGACGCCGCAGATGACATGAAAAAAGGGGCTTTAGCTCTGTAATGAAACCAGTGAGGTAAGACTCACATGGGATAAACCAATAAATGAAAGGGGGTATTCCAAATCTAGCAAAAAGGTGTCGAGAGACACCTTTTTGTTTTTAACTAAATGATTGTTTGAACTCGTTCCAAATAGGTTCAACATTTGCGTTAATAATCTCCGAAAATATTGAGGGTTCATAAGGTTTAAACCTTAATTTCATATTTGCCTCATCAGGAGTTTTGTCACCTTTTTTTCTATTACAAGACCCGCAACAAGTTACAAGATTTAACCATGTATTTTCACCACCCCTTGATTTAGGATGTATATGGTCAACAGTCAAATTCTTTTTACTACCACAGTAAACACATTCATGATTATCCCTTTTAAATAATCTATGTCTATTAATTTTTAGTTTATGAACTCTATGTCTTACATAGTTTAATAAACGTATAATAAGTGGTCTGATAAAACTTTTCGTCCCTGCACAAAGTGGAGTTTCCGAAGATTTTAGAATCTCGGCCTTACCTTTAGTCACAAGATTAAACCCTCTAAAAACTGTAGTTACGTTTATAGGAGTATAATCAGCATTTAATACTAACACTTTTTCCATTCTATTATAAAATATCTTGATTTAGACAAAGTATAATAAAAAATGATTAAAAAAAACAGAGGGATTAATTTTTTATACAACCCATTTTTTAGGGTGTCGTATTTTTGACTCTAAATACCTATTTGAATATATACTTCTATCGGTTTTGATTGTTGAGATTGGGGTTTTTGTTTTCCAAGATGAGTAAACTTGGGATAATTGGTCTCTGGCACTATTTTCAGAAAGTTCTTTCCACCAAGTATTATTAAAATTCTTAACTTGTTGGTTATTAGTCCTTATTGTAAATCCACTGTCAAATAAACCTAAATTTGCGGGAAAACCTTCCATTCTATATCGTTTCATTTGATTGTCAACAATATTTTGATGGTCTAATTTTTGTTTTTTAACTTCTTCAGATTCAGAGTATATACAATTTCTAGAATCATGTTTAAAACATGAGATGTTTGAATGTCCAATTTCTTTTAATAACTGTTCACCGTTTTTAAATTTAGGAACATAACAATGGTCCACCCAAATACTCACATCATGTTCAGGTAAAACTATATGAGGATTTAATTTTATATATCTGGCCTTTCTTCTATTGTCTAAATTTTTTGGTAAAAAGTCTGTGTGACAGATTTCCCAAATTTTAGATTTATAATATTTGTTATCGGTAAATAAAATATACCTAACATTAGGGTCATAAATTTTAGGTTCCCTAAAATCATCATATCCACCAGTATTTACACTATATACGATTATTTTCATTTGTAAGTTTAATTAATTTTACGTAATGGGGATTCAACGTACTTATTTCGACCTTTACCAGGTCCTCTAGTGACTTTACCCGACCAATGGTCAAAAATACTACCAATGTCAAAAGCAACACCACCACTTTGTTTAAAATAATACCCCAAATCTTTACCAATTATACCCGCGCCATATAAACACAATTTACCTGTATTATTAGTGTTTAAAATGGAGTTTTTTATTTGAGTATGTATTTCAGGGTAAAAATTGAACTTTACTTTTGATGGGTCATCCTCAAATCTAAATTCAGGTGGTATTTTGTAGTGTATAATTTTTTTTATGTTGTAAAATTTTTTTAAATCATCACTAATATCTCTACAAGTTATTATTGTCAATTCATCTAAATTTTTTAATAATCCGTCAAATAAGTTTTTATGAAAAAATTTACTGTGTACATTCACATCACAATAGTCAAAATTAGACTCATTTGTATTGTACTTTTTAAAAGTTTCTCTAAAAACAGAATACATTTTTTTGTATAAATTATCAATTGAAGATTTTATCACTTCCTCTTCACTAATTAAACCTTTATAACTTGGCAATCCTGTAATATCTGAATTTATTATGGACTTTTCCATATTAAGTTTAATTTCATCCATTATTTTTTCATCAGGAACATAACCAATCATATTATTCATAATCCACTTTAATTCATGGCCTCCCTCAAAAACTCTCATTTCCCCTTCTCCAAATCTGGTAACCAAGAATGGTTTTTTGTTGTTTAACTTATCTTTTATAATTGATTGTAATTTATATTCATCAATGTTTATTTTCATATTTTTTTAATTTTTTTAAAATTTAATCTATCAAAATTTGTAATTTCTAACATTTTATTGTCGGACTTTATAGTTTTTGAAAATTCTATTTTTAGATTTTTTATTGAAATTAAACCTTTATTTATAATTCTATCAAATAGATATCTATCTCCATACCAAATTTTTAATTCTTCAGGTATTGTAATGTATTTTGATTTTTTAATAAAAATAAAACACCCCCACCCAAATGGCATTTTGTATTTATCGTCATCAATAATAATATCCTTATCAATTTTGTTTGGATTAAGCCCAAGTAAATCATAATTATGTTTGTTTATTTCATTTAAAACCAAATCTATATTATTAATTAATAAATCATCATTAATAATTAATAAATTTTCATTTATTGACTCTTTAACCCCCCAGTTCCAAGACGGGTTTACAAAAATATTATGACCTTTAGAAAGATATTTTATTTTATTACTTTCAGGTAATAAAATTTTTTTTGTTGGGTTATTATCAATAATAATAATCTCATTAATTAATTCTGAATTTACGTATTCTAAAAGCGCGGAAGACAAAAAATCAGATTTCCACATTGTGGGAATGATTACAGAGAAATTTTTCATATTAAATGTTTTTTATTACCCATATCACCACCTCTATACCAATGTTGGACATAAATACCTTTCATTAATCCAACCTTTCCGCCAGCGTTTTTAACTTTTATGTGCATATCATTATCGATTGTCAACATTTTTTCTTCTTTGAACCCACCGACTTTTTCCCATATTGATTTTTTTAAAAGAATTAGAACACCACTTAACGGTCCATTTTTAGTTATATCCATAACTGAGGCTTTATTAGAATTCCATAAATTTTCGCCAATGGTTCTATGGTAAGATTGGTCATTATTTGCCCAATTAACATTCGGGGCAATCTGATACTTACACCCAACCCTATTTGTATAACACGTTAACATTGAATAAGATGGGTTATTTTGAATAACTTCCTCAATTCTAACACCAAAAAAATGAGTTGTATGAACCGCGTCACCGTCTAAAAAACATACCCAATCATTAGAACCAACAATTGACATAATCTCGTTATAAGATTTTCCGATATTTTTATCTGAATTCCAAGGGATGAAATGATAAACTTTAAATTTTGGTACTGTAAATGTATTTTTTGTCATCTTAGATTATATTTCTAAAAATAGTGTATATTGCCTATTTATAAATACACATAATATAATTTATGAAATTAGTAATCGTCTCAACTTTTTGGAATGCTGAAAAATATGTCAGTAAATGTATTGAATCATTAAAAAATCAATATTACACAAATTTTACCGCGTATTTTGTCGATGACATGTCAACAGACAATTCTTACGATGTTGCTAAAAACATAATAGGTGACGATGAAAGATTTGTATTGATAAAAAACACTTCAAAAAAATATAAAACAAAAAATTTCATTGATATCATTAGAAATAATCCAAAGATTGATTGGGATGACGTTATTATTGAAATAGATGGTGATGACAAACTAAAAGATAATCACGTATTAAGTAGAATTAACAAAGTTTTTTCAGATGATAATATATGGTTGTGTGGTACAAAATGGATAGATACTAACGGAAGACTTGGTAATTATGGTAAACCAAAACCTGAAAGAGCTAGAGTAACATCATGGAATTTTTCTCATATGAGGTCTTATCGAGCTTTTTTATTTAGAGCAATACAAGACGAACATTTAAAATTTGAGGGTGGTTATTTTAAGGCGGCTTGTGATTTGGGTTTTGGTATTCCCATGTTAGAAATGTCAGGAAGTGAACATTTTTATTATATTGATGAACCTCTATATGTATATACTTGGCATGACAGACAATCATATTCTGATAAAAATTCATTCGGAGATAAAACAGTTCAAGGAAGAACTGCAAAACACATATATTCTTTACCAAAATATGAAAAACTAAAATTGGAGTTTGAATATGAACAAAATGAGGATATTGTGGTAATACCTGAATTTAAACAAAGTAACTCTGAGATACTAAACAAACTAATCCATAAAAAAGATAGTCCTAAATTCACACCTACTAAAACCAGTAGTGTTGATTACGATAGATTAAATAAAATTCTATACTCCCAAGGAGTTTATAACCCTCAAAATAACAAACCACAAGTAAGGGTGAATCAAAATAAACCTGAAGATAGAAATAAATTAATTGAGATTAAAAAAGATTCTAATTTAGACGCTTTAAGGAAAAATCTACCAGGAAAACCAACACGTAGAAAAGATATCCCAAACATTTTTAGTAAAAAAAATCAAAGACGAGGATAAAAACACTTTGATTTTACAACAAAAAACTTCTATATTTGTAAAAAGGATTAATATGTTTGTAATTTTAAAATACATTACTAATGAAAAATCAGGTACAAAATTACCTGTAATATTACTTAACGGAAGTAGTGAAATTTGGGAGTTTGATACTCTCGAGGAAGCCGAAAGAATGAAAGAAATATTTCAGAATAATTCGGATTCTAATCACAGGTATGAGGTTAAGAAAATATAACTATATGCACCCGTAGCTCAGCTGAACAGAGCAAATCACTTCTAATGATTAGGTCCCAGGTTTGAATCCTGGCGGGTGTACTATTTTAATTTAAATGAGAGATAGTTATACTATTTGTGAAAAGTGAGGTAATGAAGGTAAACTTAGAAATGATATTGGTTGATATCTAATATTATGTGAAGAACATTATAATGAAAAAAAGAAAGTCGTAAATCTTAGTATTTATTGTTATGAAGTTTATCGTAACAGAATCACAATACGACCAAATGTTAAATGATTTTGGAGGTTTATCAAATTTTGAAAAAATAATATATAAGTTTTGGGATAGAACAAGTCCAGATATAAATGATACTTTTAAAATTTTAGCGTTACCTAAAACACATCATACGTATAGAGCTCTTATGGAGTTATTATTTGAATATCATGGGAAAGATAAAGTTTTTAATGAAGTTAAAAATTTTATTTCAGGTAATAAAACTCACACAATAAATGATTGCGGAAGTTATAATTTTGATTTCAATATTGTAGGGTATCATATCGATAAGGAAAATCGTCAAGTAGACCTTAGTATAATTGTTGATGACATCAATGGTGATGTTAGTTTGATTTTTGATGATGGTAGAACTTTATCTATCAAAGATGCAATGGATGACAAAGAAATTGGATGGGAAATTAAAAGTGAAGTTACCGAATGTTTAGATGAGTATTTTAGAGATAATGTCCAAAATAAATTTGGGATTGATTTTGTCTTTAATTATGTAGAACGATTATCAAGGACTAAAAAATGAAAAGTTTATTTGAATTATATTATATAGTATATAATATCCATATAAACTATAAAATTTGATTTTCATAAAAAAAATATTTATGTTTTGATTATGAAAAGTCGGGATAATATTTTAGAACAACAACACAATGAATTTGTTAATAGTGAATTATTTTGTCAAATGATTAAGGACAAGATTGAACACTCTCATTATCACAAGTATGATGGTATCGCGCCTGAAGGGTTTATAATGATACCTGAAATCACTTTAGATAGGTTAAAAGATTTTGATTTTTGGAAAGAATGGAAAAATAATCCTTCTGTTCTTATTGACTTTGCAAAAAAAGATTCTTATTTGATATGATTTTTTTTGTGGGGTACGGTTTTTTTTATATCTTTGTAATCTAAATCAATATCATTATGAAAAAGTTAATCAACGTCGCAATTATTCTTGGTCTTATAGTATACGCTGGTGAATATTTGAAAAAAAATAACACCGATTTATATGAGGTTTTTGATGTAGAAAAACCTGTGGCAATCTATCTACCTGAAACTCCCGTAACTGTTGAAGAGGAAACTCATTCTCACGATACCTCATGTTCTCATGTTGAGGAAGAATACTCTACAAACCCTGGTACAAATCAAACTGTTTATATCAGAGCGTTAGGTGATGTTGATAATACTGACCTACAATCTGCGGCAGACATTGTAAAAGATTTCTATGGTTATAATGTAAAATTCTTACCTCGAGTTGAAATCAATTCTTACATGTTGACTTCTAACGGTGACTTAAACTCTGTTAACACTTGTTCATCTTTGTATGATGATGATAAAACAATCTACATCACAGATAAAAAATTATACCACCCTAATGGTGATTTGCTTCGAGGAGTTGCATCAGGTAATAATAGAACAGTTATTGTTCGAGGTGAATCAAGTTTCTTAAGAGAAACTGTCATCCACGAACTTGGTCACACATTTGGTTTAGGTCACTGTGATAACCTATCTTGTATCATGGCAATTAACAATGACGCTTATGATAGTGGAGACTTCTGTAGTAACTGTAAACGTAAAATAAACTTTTAATATGAATAAATTTGAAGATTTAGAATTTGATTCTCATCCCGCCTCACTTGGGGTCCAAGCGGTTATGACATTTGATAACCAATATGGAGTGTCGGTAATTAAAACACCATACTCATATGGTGGCGACAGTGGGTTGTATGAATTGGCAGTCCTTGATTCAACAGGAAGAATCACTTATGATACACCAATTACAAATGATGTATTAGGGTATCTTACTGAGGATGAGGTAACTCATTATATGATTGAGGTTCAAAAATTAATGAATTATACACTTTTTTAAAATTAAAGATTATGCCAAGTTTTTATGTAGATGAAATGGATATTGATGTGGGTGAATTTTTAGACGCCTGCTCAAAAAAAGAAATTACTGAGTTAGTAGAATACCTTATTGAAGATGGTTATCTGAGTCCTAAATCGGTGGTTGTAAAACAAGAACCAAAATCAATGTTGGAACAAGAATGGGACGAGGTTGTCGATAAAATTCAGGAAAACCGACTTATGTTAACCGCTGAAGAGGAGGAAATTATTCGTAAAATTGCTAAAAGGTTTTAAGATGAAAGATATTAGTGTATTTAAGGTTGGAAAACCAAAAAACGATGATAGTCAAGATATTATCTTTGATGAAATGATGAAAATTCTTGATGAAGATGATATGGATTCTCTAATGGATGACGAGGATGAAAATGGATTGGACTTAATCTATATTACGGTAAGTGAAGAGAAACGTAAAAAATTGGTTGATTTATTTGAAAGTTATGATGTTTTAGTTCACCATGAACATTTTAAATTAAAACAAAAACCGTAGTTTCCTACGGTTTTTTTATTTTAAGCGATTTCGTAATCTATGTATATTTTCCCCGATTGTTTTGGCTTTTTAACCAATTGACCCGAAAAATTTGAATCTTGCGCTTTAGCGATTAGATGACGTTTTAGTTTTTCCCATTCGTCACCATGAACAAACTCTTCAGGATTTTCTGTAACCTCATCCTCAAGGTCTAATAATTCATCAATAAAATATTCTCTTGGGTGGGTTTCTTTACCTGTGGCAATTTTCTTCACCCCTCTACTAGCATCCCTAAGTTTGTCACCTAACCAACCTTCCTCCATTTCGGATTCTTGTTCCTGAATAACTCTACGAACAATACGTTCCAAATCGGACTCTGTTAATCTTATAACTCTTTTCATATCTAATAAATACTTTAATTATAAATAAAGTTGGTTATTAAATAAATTTTCATATCTTTGTAAAACAATAGTCAGGTGGCGGAATTGGTAGACGATATATGTTTTGGAAGGAGATAGGAATAATACCTACCCTAAACCAAATAAAAGTTTTACAGGTTCGATTCCTGTCCTGACTACAAAAAATAAAATTATGAATTGGATTAATTTTAAAAACGAAAAAACAAAACCTGACAATAATACTTGGGTTTTGATACAAACATCTTTAAAACACGCACCAAAATATGAGGTGTGTCATTTTAAAAATAATGAATGGTATTTACCCGCAAACGATGATGATTGTCAAGAAGAGGATATTGTTAAGTGGGTATATATACTGGAAGATTAAATATAGTCAGGTTGGACACAAGGTCGGTTCGAGTCCGATGGAAGGTTATGGAAACGGGTAGCTCCCTGTAGAGAGGTTCGATTCCTCTCCTGACTACAAAAAATAAAATAACATGGAAAAACCACATCAATTAGAAAAACCAAATTTAGATGAATTAAAAAAAATCTGTCAAGAATACCTTGATTTTGTTGATAATGATGAAGAATACTATGAAGACAATGATTACGACCATTACATTTTTGAAACGTCAATGAAGGCTATTTTTGGTGAAGATGTGTTTAATTATATTAACTCAAGACAAGATTAACAAATAGTCAGGCGGCGGAATTGGTAAACGCTTGGTCTTAACAACCTATTAATAAACTTCTCTGAGGTTGTAAACCCGTGTGGGATGCAGGTTCGAGTCCTGTCCTGACTACAAGTAGCCCGAAGTACAAGGGAACGAAGATGGAGATTACAGACATAGGTTGAAATAAAAAATACCTTCGGGTACATCTATGTAATGGCGTGGACGCTCCCCGAATCGTGTGTCGGCACAGTTTGTGTGTTCTGGGGATAAGACAAAAACACACACAAGGTCCTTTAACTCAGTTGGTTAGAGTAGCTCGCTCATAACGAGAATGTCACAGGTTCGAGTCCTGTATGGACCACAAAAAAATATTAATTTTAGTAAAAAGATTGTCAATTAAGAAACTTTTACTAAATTTGTAATAGTTATTAGAAAACGAATTAAAAAATAGAATCAATGAGAACAATTAATAAACATATGGTCATTATCAGCAAGTCGCAGTTTATGAATTGCTGGTATCCGCGTGTGTCATATAATGGTTCGGAATTGAGTATAGGTTAAAATTGAGTTAAACGTAACAAGATATAAACCCCGAACCAATACAAGGTTCGGGGTTTTTTGTTTTAAGTTCTTTGACATATTGGTTTGAAAGTTTAAATTGTCCTGTAGTGTAATTGGCAACACACCTGATTTTGGCTCAGGAATCCGCAAGGTGTATCCAGGTTCGAGTCCTGGCGGGACAACATTATTTTTCGTCTAAATTTTATTTTTATATGGTTAGACGAATATTTATAAATATGGAAACAAAACAATGTAGTAAGTGTAAATTAGAATTACCGTTAGATAATTTTTGTAATGACAAAAAAAATAAAAGTGGTAAACAATCAAATTGTAAGTTATGTAAATCTATTCAAATTGCTGAGTATTATAAAAAAAATCCTCATAAAAAATTTAAAAAAACTAAAGAGCAATTATTAGAACGTTACTATAAAAATAAAGTAAGTTTTAATTTTTCAAGAAGAATGAGAAAGGCTTTAAATGGTTTGAAACAAGGGTCTTCTTGGAAAGAATTGGTTGGGTATGACGTTATTGAATTAAAACGTCATTTGGAAGAACAATTTGTTGACGGAATGAGTTGGGAGAATTATGGGGAATGGCATATTGACCATATAAAACCATTGTCTAGTTTTAATATTACAGATATTAATTCAGATGAGTTTAAAAAATGTTGGTCTCTCAGTAATTTACAACCGTTATGGGCGAAAGATAACTTAAAAAAATATAATAAAATATTATAAATTGCGTGGCTTAGAGGAAAAGAGTTATCTCTCATAAGGACAATCAAGTGGGTTCGAACCCCATACACGCAACGATTTAGCCCTTTAGCTTAAAGGAGAAGCACTTGTTTTACATACAAGATAGTGTAGGTTCGAGTCCTACAGGGGCTACAATAATTTGGGGCGGTAGCTCAATTGGTAGAGCGCTAGCCTGAAGAGCTAGGCGTTGGCGGTTCGATTCCGCCCCGTCCCACGGAGTCCTGAATTGACAGGAGACCCCCACTCCCATATGGCAGTCAGTCCGTTAACCTGATGAAGTGGGGTTTTTAAATGGAGTGTATAGTGTCAGTGGTTGAGCACGTTAGTTTGTGGTACTAATAGGGTGAGTTCGAATCTCACTATACTCCCAATAGGTTGGGTTCCCTCGTAGTAACGGTATTAACTTAAGTAAGTAAACTACAAGAATCTAGTAATAAGCGGCAGATGGGTTCCCCGCGACCTATGAATTGGAAGTGGTCTGAATGGACGAAGAACTAGTCTTGAAAACTAGCGGGTGTAAAAGCTTTGGGGGTTCGATTCCCTTCGCTTCCGCAACTTAGTCTCTTGGTGTAACGGATAAGCACCTATCGCTACGGACGATAAAGTTTGGGTTCGAATCCCAAGGAGACTACAACATCCGATGTGTGTTCCCGAGATAGGTCGGGATAAAATGGAAGATTACTCAAATTGGTAAAGAGGCTTGTTTGCTAAACAAGTAGGTCTGAAATATGATACGTAGGTTCGAATCCTACATCTTCCGCAACAATGGTTCTGTAGTTCAATTGGAAGAACAAGGCTCTTCTAAGGCTTCGGTTGGGGGTTCGAATCCCTCCAGAATCACTAAAATAAACGAGTGTGAGGTGTAATGGTTTGCATGGAATGTTTGGGACATTCTGGAGACGTTCGATTCGTACACATTCGACAAATCGGGTTAAAATGATTTGACCAAAACAGGTTTTTACGATTTTTTATTATATTTATTATTATGAGTATAGATATTATTAAAAATAGTAAAACCAAGACACAAGCCATTATTGGGTTATATGGCTTTGATAACGGGTCAACAAGAAGAAAATTTGAAAAATTAATAAAGGATGATAATATTGATATTTCACATTTAAATAGTAGACCTTTTCTTTATGAAAGGATTATTAAAAAATGTCCTATTTGTGATGGTGAATTTAAGACCATGAAAGGTCATAAACGAGAAAAGGTTACTTGTTCTCATTCCTGCTCAAATAGTTTTTTTAGGTCAGGGGATAGTAACCCTAACTGGAAAGGGGATGAAAGAATCAAATTTGAAAAGGAATACCGTAGAATTTGTTTTGAACATCATAAAAAAGAATGTGTTGTATGTGGGGAAAATAAAATAGTTGCGGTTCATCATTATGATGAGAATCATAACAATAACTTATTAGACAATCTAATACCGTTATGTCCAACACATCATCAGTACGTCCATTCAAGATATAAGAATGAGGTCCTACCGATAATTGAGGAGTATCGAAATAAGTTTAAAAAAATTTAGTAAAACAGAACGATATATACCAAAAAATGGTTATCTTTGTTCAATAAAACTAAACACTGTGATGTGTCCGAGCGGTTTAGGAACTATCCTGATACGATAGTCTACGTGGGTTCGAGTCCCACCGTCACAACTTAATGTCTTCGTAGCTCAGCTGGTTTTAGAGCACTCGACTTTTAATCGAGGGGTCACAGGTTCGAACCCTGTCGGGGACACCAAATAACAAAACAATGCACAGTACTGCAAACAAAGAAAAATGTCTTAACGGGAAATCCTTAGAAGACGACTTTCAACTCCTGACAGGATTACGAAAGATGTTAAAAAAAGAAAAACCATTCTTCATTAATTCATTAGGTAAAAAACAAGTTATTGATTTTGATTTTAAAACTGAAATAGATGGTGTTGATGTCTTCATTGACTTAACGACAACATTCAGAAGTGACAGACTAAAACAAAAGGCATACAATGCAGTAATGTATAAAACTAAACTTAACCCAAATTGTAAGTTTTATATGGGTGTTGGGAAATTAATTGAAAACGGGAAAAAGAAAAATCCGATTTTAATCGAAGGGATTGATGGTGTAATCTTGGTAGATGATTTAATCGGAATGATAAAACGGACAGATGCCTGAGTGGTTTAAAGGGGTGGACTGCAAATCCATTGTTCGGGGGTTCAAATCCCTCTCTGTCCTCTAAAATAGTAAAAAGCGTAGATAGTTAGACGTGGAGAGACGTGTCGCAAAGGTACACACTAAGGATAGGTAGAAATACCCAACTCTCTAATGGTGTGTGAAGCATCGTAGAAATACGAATCCCAGATTCCTGATAAAGACTATTACTATTTTTTTATACACGGATGTAGCTCAGAGGCAAGAGCATTGGTCTCCAAAACCAGGGGTCGGGATTTCGAAATTCTCCATCCGTGCAATAGTTCGAATTTTTAATGAATGTATCGAACTTAATAAGTTAATGTGATATTTATTAATAAATAATATTATGAAAGAAAAAATATTACAACTTAGAGAGGAAGGTAAAACTTACAAACAAATACAGGAAATATTAAATTGTTCTAAGTCAACGATATCTTATTACTGTGGTGTTGGTCAGAAAGAAAAAGTTATAGATAGAACTAAAAAACGAAGAGAAAATATTATACTAAAAAAATTAGAAACTTACAAGTACAGAAAAAATAGGTATAAGAAAGAATGTATTCGAAAATTTAATAAACGTGACAATTCTGTTAAAGGTAAAATTAATAAAGATTTTGATACCACATTTACGTGGGAAACGGTTATTGAAAAATTTGGTGAAGTTAATAAATGTTACTTAACGGGTACAGACATTAACTTATTTAAAGATGAATATCATTTTGACCATATAATCCCTGTTAGTAGAGGGGGGAATAACTCACTTGAAAATTTAGGTGTTTTAACCCCAATAGTTAATAGTATGAAAGGTGATTTAACAACTGATGAACTATTAACATGGTGTATAAGAATTTTAGAACATAATGGTTACTCTGTAAGTAAATAAAATGACTCAGTAGCTCAATTGGTAGAGCCCCATACTGTTAATATGGTCGTTACAGGTTCAAGTCCTGTCTGAGTCGCAATTATTTTAAAAAAGATGTTGTGGGAATCAAAATTAGTTGTATATTTGTAAAACAAACGACTTAAAACATATACCATGACACCAACATTCATCAACGTAAACGAAGGAACATTAGCGGGAGAAGTATTTTACGGAAACTTCAACACCACAGTAAAAAATAAAAGAATTTCAGTTTCAGTTTCAAACCACCTTAAAGACGCGGATAAAGAATACGAATTCCGTATTGCAAATAAATGTCAGGCAGGATTCATTAATATCCACGACACTAAAGGAACTGCGGCGGGTGTTATCCGTGGATACCAAAAAAACTCATTGGTTAATATCCAAGCAAAAAATGAGTATGGTCAATGGATGAACGTTTACACTGTTAAAGGAGGTAAATGGTACTCAATCGACAAGGGGTTCTTGGATGTGTTGACTGTTGGGACAATGAGAGAGTCTTTCCCTGACATGTGTGACATGGAACTATGGGGTAGAATGGGAGCTAAAACTTGGTCGGACAAGGCGTTTGTACAGAATTAAAAATTAATAAAACAATAGAATATGTCTTTTAAGAGCGAATTATTGTACAAGTCATCCAATATTGGAAAATATGAACTACACCTTGATGGTTCAACAGGATGGGGAATTTTATTTCCAAACGGTTATATCGAAGTTGAGGAAGGTCCCCATGATTCCGTTGGTTTTATGAGAGGAGAAGTGAATGGGATTTCTGTATATTCAAAAGGTTACGAGGTCCCAAGAATTCCTGGGTCATATTGGATGGGTGATATGTCTGATGGGGAGTTGTTAAAATTTTTTGATGAGGTTGTTTTAAAATATAGTCAGGTGGCGAAATGGTAGACGCACGCGGTGAGAAGAGTTGAATTACGTAATAGACAGGCCATTACTCTTCATACAGGTTCGAATCCTGTCCTGACTACATAGGTTGATTGGGGAATGGTGATATCTATGACACGAGAGTGTGTATCGGTCGGTATCATCGGAGTTTGCAGGTACACACCGAAGTAATGCCAATCGTAAAAGAGGATGTCCACTGAACCATCTTCCTCTTTCCTAACTTGGGAGTGTTGAGCAACGGTTGCTTAGCTGACTGTAAATCAGTGGTCTACGACATTGGGGGTTCGAATCCCTCCACTCCCACTTAACTTTCAAATCATTTGTCTTTTTTGGTATATATTTTTGGAGGTAAAGGCGGGTCTAAAAGAAATTTGTCATTTATCCAATTTCTAAGTTCATTTTCTACGAAAAAGTCAGGAACTTCTTCGTCATCTGATTTTAACGACGCCAACTCTGAAATATAATCAGCAAACTTAAGTTTGTATTTATCATCCATCATTGTTATCAAACCATCGGTTATAAAAAACACTCTTGATAATGGGTCTTCAATATTTAATTCACCTTCAGCTAAATTAAATGATTTCATAATTACTTTACCCCACCAAGTTTTGTAATTTTGTGTTTCCACAATCGTAGGTCTAATTATTTTATTAAACGCTCTTAAAGAAGAACCAATAAAACCTGCGATTGCGATTTGTGGTAAAAACCATGGTAATAATCTAATTAATGCTTTAAATCCACCTTCACCAACACCTTTCCATAGACGCTCATTTTTGGCAGAATCAACCAAGGCCTTTAATTGTCCAAATGTTATTTTACCTTGGGCACTACAAAATTTCTTTGATTTACAAATATTATTTACCGCACTTTTAGAAGGTTCAATTTCCTCCATTAACATTAATACTTGCGATTCTGTTAATATTAACTTCATACTAATAAATATGATATTTTATATAAAACTTGACACTTTTAAAAACTCGTATATATTTAATTAAAAAACAAACAACGCAAAAAATGAAAAATTTAAATATCATACTTTTAGGCGGGACTGAAGCGGATACACGTTTTAGAACGGAGATGGTATGATATGACGTGAAATAAACTGACTGAAACCCATCTCCAAAAGAGGTGGGTTTTTTGTTTTAATAACGTTTGGTAAATTAAAAATTTTTTGTAACTTTGTAATGTTCTTTGACATATTGGTTTGAATGAATGGCTCCATGGTTGAATGGTCACAATACCACCCTGTCACGGTGCGTGGTACGGGTTCGAATCCCGTTGGAGCCGCCATTTTGTTATCATAACTCAGTAGGATGAGGCCGCAATCGGATTCCTTTAAACAACGCGTGAGGGGCGGCTTTCACGATGTGGCTGAAGTGATAACGATTAAAAATATATCGCGGGTTAGACTGGAGGTGGTTTCCAGCTCGGTCTCATAAGCCGAAGACGGGGGTTCGAGTCCCTCACCCGCTACCAAATGGGGGTGCATGTACCAAGGCTTGGCGAGAGACACTTGCAATGTTTCTGAGGTCGTTTCGATTACGACCATCTCCACCAAATAAACAAGTAAAATGAAGAATGATGAGAGAAGTTTTATCAGGAACTCTCAAGTCAGATAAAAGAAATTTTGTTAAGGTAAATCAAGATAATAATCTGATTGAGAGTTTGAAAAAAACGCTTAAAAGAACAAAGTACAAGTTCAGAGTGGGGAGCGGGTCCCACAAAAAAAATTAAAAAAGAGGAATATCTAGTGTGGGAGCCTCAAGGAACTGCAGTCCTACCACACTCTAAATTGTGTCGGAAACCTCTGAAGAAATTCAAGTTACGGTCTCGGTGGACAGAACGCGTCTGATTCCACCCAAATTTGCGGGTGTCGTATAACGGCTTATTATATTAGACTTCCACTCTAAGGACGAGGGTTCGACTCCCTCCACCCGCTCTAAATTTAATTTGAACTATGAAAAAAATGTTTTTAGCAATCGGAGTTATTGCAATGTTGGGGTCGTGTACCGAAAATTCACGGGTAAAAAATTGGGGTGGTGAAGGTACTCTTACCTTACCAGCTAATCAAAAATTGGTAAATGTAACTTGGAAAGAAAGTCAGATTTGGTATTTGACTCGTCCTATGGACTCAAGTGACGTTGCACAAACTTATCAATTCCATGAAGAATCATCTTGGGGTGTTATGGAAGGAACCTATACGATTGTGGAGGTGAAACAATAATTCTTATGAAAATAAGTTTTAAAACAAAAAGGTTTTTAGTTAAAAATCAAGAAAATTTTATCTATGTTTTTATGGGTTTAATAACCTTAATAATTTTAATAATAATTTATTTGTGAAATTAAAAAAAGTTTTGTAAGTTTGTATTGTGAATGACGGGGGACAGGATTAAGGGGTTAATGACCTGTCCCCCGAATAAGAGAAAAAGTTCTTTGAAAATATTAAAATGGTAAGATAGCAGATAGACCTATATCAGCAGAATCCCATAGGGAGTCAGAAATGACGAGCAAGACGGAGCCCCTTTCAGACTAATACGTTGAGGAGGTACTCAAAGTTTTCCGAGAGGTTAACAGGTGAACAACGATGGTTTGGGTAGAACGGATGTTAAAGGCGAGATATAGGTAGTACGGATGGGGCAACCCACGAACAAGTAAGTCTTAAGGTCTTACCATTTTTAAAAATATTGGGTAGTAAAGGATAAGGTTACTTCGAGAGTTAAGCTTAATGGATAAGCATTTTTATGTCAAAAAAAGGATGTGGGTTCGAGTCCCACAATTTTCTACAAAACACACCTTTCCAACTTTCTCCCAAACTTATTGATAGTGGTCTCTCCATTCAATGGAATGTCGACAATTCCGAATGGATTACAGAGTTCATCACCCTTTCTGCCGAGGCCTCGTAAAACTCAGGAACGCAGTTAAGATTGGAGCGAGACGGGTACTCCATCACTATCATCTTATTGGATGAACAACGCGACCGCAGGAGTTGTACCTCTATGGTTTTGTAATGTGGTTTTTTATATGCTGCCATCGTCTATCGGTTAGGACCTATGGTTTTCATCCATAAAAGCGGGGTTCGATTCCCCGTGGCAGTACAAACGAGAATGAGACACTCGTAGGGTTTTTAAGTATCCCTCAAAACTTAACGGAGTTGGTACTATCCACGTAAAGGGGTACTCGTTGGGAACAAGGCTGGAAGGTCCTCCTCGCCCCCAAGTAAGGGCTGACTTTTTCAAGGGGTAAGACCCATGTGGGTTTTCAAACAGAAAAACCAGAAATATCAACTCATTTAGTCTCAAATGGGGAATGTGATAATAATCGGTCGAGCCACATTTAGCCGTTAATCACAAAATTGATTTGGGAACAGAGGTGGCCGTGACTTTCCCAATCGAGCCAACCAAGCTTACTACGATACGGGCTCATACCTGTGGGTTAGAGGTGACGGTCAGGAAAGACTGACAATTTTTGGTCTATTGGTGTAGTGGCAAACATACATCCCTGTCACGGATGTGCCGAGAGTTCGATTCTCTCATAGACCGCGGGAGTGTATACAGTATGTTCAACTTGAGAGAGGAGGTAACACACACTTAAATATGGGGTTACAAAGGGTCATGTCGTTTTCTCAGTTTTGGCGATAAAAACTGACGTTTTGTGGAGATAGTTTAATGTGAAAAACTTACACCCGTGTTGTTAGTGAGATTGGCCTCTCCATACACGTAAAAGTGACGAAACAATCCCACGGAGTAGTCACAAATAGTCAGGTAACGCGTAATGGGAAAACGGTATCTCATCCTGTAAAAAGGTTGCGTCGTTACAGGTTCGAGTCCTGTCCTGACTGCACGTGGTTTCCGTAGTCGGAAATAAACCAAAAGAGGTAGTACCCGCCTAATATGCTCCCGTATGATGAGAAGTGGTGTCACTACCACAGGGACCTGAGCCGATTACTTGAATCTAAGTCGGTTGGTTGGTGTACCAGTAACAGGAGTAAGTTAACACACAAGTCCTAACCCCCTTAAAAGGTTGCCGCTGAAGCCTTAAGACGCTATTCGGTATTGGGGACAGTCAGAAATGATTGGGCGAATTTTTAAATTTATAAAGTTAAATAAAATGGAAAAGTGGAACAGAAATGATTTCCAAGGCAAAAGAAAAGACCAAGTTGATTACTCAACTACCGTAACAATTTTTACTGTAATTTTGGGTCTTGGTGTTGGAATTGTTGTAGGGATTCTTTATCTTTGTAATGTTCTTTGAAAGAATTGTGTTGTTCCCTTGAGAAAGGAATGAAATTTGGCTATAGTAGATGACCAGTCCCACTGAAGTTAACTAGGTGAGTTCTACTACAACACAGAGGTCCTCAACCTCAAATGTCTAGGTGGTGGAATTGGTAGTCACGACAGGTTTAAGCCCTGTTGCTCAGTTGAGCGTGAGGGTTCGAGTCCCTCCCTGGATACCGATGGTCGTTTTTGTACTTTAGTGGTATTTATTACTAAAGTACAATAATGGCTAGAAAACAAAAAAAATATCATTATATATATAAAACCATAAACTTAAAAAATGGTAAATATTATATTGGTATGCACAGTACCGATAATCTTGATGATGGTTACATGGGTAGTGGTAAAAATTTAAAACGTTCTTTGAATAAACATGGTAAAAGTAATTTTAAGTTTGAGATACTTGAGTTTTTACCTGATAGAGAATCCCTCGTTATTAGAGAAAACCAAATAGTTAACGAAAAATTAGTAAAAGACTCTATGTCTATGAACCTTAAAAAAGGGGGTTTAGGCGGATTTATAAATGACACACATAAAAAAAAATTTATAGAAGCGTCTAAAAAATCTAGAGGAATTGCATTAAAAAATGGTAGAGAAAAACAAAAAAAATTAAGAAAAGAAAATAAAAGTTGGACCGACTCACTAAAAAAAAATATTAGTAATGGGTTAAAACGAGTTAATTTCAACCACAATACCTTTTTAGGAAAAAAACATACTAATAAAAGTAAAAAATTAATTTCCGAAAAAAACTCAATAAACCAGAAGGGAGAAAAAAATTCTCAATATGGTACTTGTTGGATTACTAATGGTAAAGAAACCAAAAAAATTAAAAAAGAAAATATTGGTGAATTTCTAACTTTGGGGTGGAGAAAAGGTAGGGTTTAATTTAACAATATAACTTGGTGTGTAGTTCAATGGTGAGAATACGACGCTTATATCGTCACGGTTATGGGTTCGAGTCCCATCACACCAACAACAAGCCTTCTTGGAGGAATTGGCAGTCTCGTCACACTTAGGATGTGATGCTCTTAGAGCGTGTGGGTTCGAGTCCCACAGAAGGTACAAAAAACTTGACGGTTTAAAAAAGTTTTACTACATTTGTAAAAGAAATAAGACCCCACGATTAACAGAGATATCCGACTGTTATGGTGTGTGAACCTGACTTGAAGGCTTCAAGGCTATGGGGGAGGCTACACAGGTTAGGTAAGGATTCCTCATTATGGATTGAGAGGGTAAGGGACTTTAATTAGTCGTGTTGTAATCCACAAGTTGTAGAAATACTGGACAATTCTACAATATACGCTCACACTTCCGAGCGAGACTCACCACGTAACTTTGGGGGTAGGGTGAAGAGGTCCTGAGGATAACACTGAACGCTGAGTTGTAAAAAACAAAGACGGAGTGCGAAAGTAGAAACCCACCGTGGATGGTTACTATGGTCTAACGAATCTTAGGTATATCGGTGAGGGATATAGAGATACCAAATATAGCAAATTAAAAAGGTTCTCCTGAATGGTACAGGGACGATTTCAGAACCTTTTATTTATGGTGTCGGTAGCTCAGTAGGTAGAGCAGAGGATTGAAACTCCTTGTGCCGAGCGGTTCGATTCCCTCCCACACCACCAAATGCCTTCGTAGCTCAATAGGTAGAGCACTTGTTTTGTAAACAAGATGTTGCAGGTTCGATTCCTGTCGAAGGCTCTAACAAACCAATATGTTAAAAACACCCATCGCCCAAAGGACGAAAGGGCTGGCGTAGTCAGGCCGCACAAGTTTGCAACAAGTTTACTTAAAACATGATGATGTACACATCAGAGTTGTAAATTGACTCACCCCACTTACGGAGTGGGGTTTTTTATTTTATACTATTCACAATTAAATAAAGTACTTTATATTTATTCATGAAACCTTGTTACTGAGGTCCGAGTGTCCCCGAGGCATTTGAGTTGGAGAGATACCAACGATTCGGAGTTCAATAAACATAAAAAATAAAAATAAGGAAAAATGTATTACAATCAAATCAGTGATAAGCCGTGTGCTTACATCACAAAAAACAAACAAAGAGTTAAACAATTCGGTCAGAATGTTTACTTAAAAGACGGTTCCGAGTTCGAAATTGAACTTTATAATCCATCAAGAAAAACTGTCTTAGGAAAAATCAAAATTCATGGTGAGTTTATTAAAGGGGGAGGAATAATCCTACGTCCAGGTGAAAGAGTATTTCTTGAGAGATACATTGATGTCCCTCGTAAATTCAAGTTTGAGACTTACACCGTAGACTCAACAAATGAAACCATGAACGCAATTGCTAACAATGGTGATGTTGAGATTCTATTCTATGAGGAAGAAACTAATGTTGGTTTAAAATATTACCCAACGTGGAACCCACCGACGTATATTTACAATGATTTAAACACACCAATTGGAAATAATTTCTATACAACAAGTGTTAATTACTCGTCAAATATGAGTAAATCAAGTGTAACTCTTGATAGTTTAACCAATGATAATACTTTAAATTTTTTTAATAATAATCCACGTTCAAGTAAGTATGAATCAAAATACGACCAAAAACCAAGAAGTAGAAGTTTTGCAAAAAAATCTAAATCAGTTGAAACAGGTAGAGTAGAAGAAGGTTCATCGAGCAATCAAAGTTTTAAAACTGTTAGTAAAAATTTTAATTCTTGGACCGTATCAACGTCGATTTGGAAAATATTACCAGAGTCACAAAAACCTATAGAAAAGAAAGATTTAATTGAGAGATGCCCAAAGTGCTCAACAAAAATTAAAAAATCATCTTGGAAGTTCTGTCCTGAATGTGGTAATGAATTAAAACAAGAAACATTGGAAGACCAATTAAATAAACTTTCAAAGGAAGAACTAATTGAACTTCTAAAAAACAAATAAAAATAAACAACAAGGTTTCAAAATATAACCCCATCTTTTTAGGTGGGGTTTTTTTATTTGAGAAAAAAGTCTTACCTTTGTCTTTGAAATTATGAAATCTATTAATCAAATATTCAAAAATAATTACCACCTGATGGACATTCCTCAGGTTGAGGAACTTATTGATTATGTAAGAGACCTTGAGGATAAAGTTGTTGAAAATTCTCAAGTTGTTGACCAAACTGTAATATTAAAACAATTGATTTCTGAAATTAGACAAAGTTGTTCTTCTATGATTGAGGAAGATGAAAAACATAAAAGATGGCCAAAAGATTTTGATGAGGTTGATTTTAGAGAAGCAATAAAAAATTTAAAAGATTATATAAACTTATATTGTTTAGATAATAAAATTAGATTATAATAATAATATGGAAAAGAAAAAAATATATTTGGATGATGTAAGAACTCCAATTGTAAGAGATTGGGTTGTTGTTCGTTCTTACGAAGAATTTGTAAACAAAGTAAATGAAATTGGATTGGAAAATATCAGTTTAATTTCTTTAGACCACGATTTGGGTGATACTGCAATGGCGGAATGGCATCGTAATGTTTATCATAACTATGAATTAAACTATGATAACATTACTGAAAAAACAGGTATGGATTGTACCAAATGGTTGGTAGAACAATGGATGGATGGTAAACCTGTAGTCGATGTTGTTATTCACTCCGCAAACGCTATCGGGAGTGCGAATATGATGGGGTATATCAATAACTACCGTCATATTCATAGACTACCACAAAATTGTGTTAGAGTTCAATGGGAACATACTGTAGAAAATATGTATTAAAATGAAAATTAATGTAAATGAAATAGGTGGGAAAGTTATTAGGGATAATGACACCTACATTGTAGAAGATAATAATTTTTTGAGTAATTTAGTATTATCAAAAACAACATTACACCCTGGTAAAGAAACTACTGGTCATTCCCATGAGGGATTGGAAGAGGTTTATTTTTTTACTAAAGGGTCAGGTATAATGTTACTTAAGACTGAAACTGATGAAACTCGTTTGTCTATAAGAAGTGGGGATGTTGTGTTGATTCCTGCTGGTGCATTTCATAAAGTGTTTAACACAGAAGAAAATGTAAAAGAAGATTTAGAATTTGTTTGTGTGTTTCAAAAATACGAAAGATAATGAATATATTCTTTTTGGATTTTGATGTTAAAAAGTGTGCGGAATACCATTGTGACAAACACGTTGTTAAGATGATATTGGAAACTGCACAACTTTTATGTGGTGTTCACCACGTTACCGACCAAGAACGACCAAGTAACCGACTAAGTAACGACCAAGTACCGTACAAGTTGTCACATAAAAACCATCCTTGTGCGATTTGGGCTCGGACATCACTATCCAACTACCTTTATTTGTGTGAATTGGGTTTGGCTTTAGGTGAAGAATACACACACCGTTATGGTAAGACGCATAAATCGGTTGAAGTTATCAAATGGTGTTTAGACAATAAACCGAATATTCATGACGTTGATTTTACCACACCTCCATTGGCCATGGGGGATGAATTCAAAATCGGTAATGATGTTATCGAATCATACCGAAATTACTATAAAGGGGCTAAATCAGGTTTTGCCAATTGGAAGAATAGGGAAATACCTGATTGGTTTTTAAATAAAGAAGAATTAGTTTTAAATTAAATGGAAAAATTAAACATCGCAGTAATCGCTCATGATAATAAAAAAGCAGATATGGTTGCTTTTATTATGAAGAGATTGCAATTTTTTAAAGAAAAAGTTAGTATATTTGCAACAGGTACTACAGGTAAACACATTGAGTTCGCAGGACTAAATGTTACAAGATTCGTATCAGGACCTTTAGGTGGGGATGCTCAGATAGCATCGATGATTGTTGATAGGAAAATAGATTGTGTAATATTTTTTATTGACCCGTTGTCATCTCACCCACACGAAGTGGATGTTCAAATGCTAGTAAGAATTTGTAATGTTACTGATACACCAATTGCTTGTAACTACTCAACTGCAAACATGTTAATTAGTTATTTTCAAAACAAAGAATAAAATGATTAAAATAGATAAAAATTTCAAAGGGAATGTGTGGATTTTTTCAGACCCGCACTACAACCATAAAAACATTTGTCGTGGTGTGACCAATTGGAGACTGACTGACGGGTCAGTTCCTATTGACCAAACTAGGGATTTCCCTGATTTGGATAGAATGAACGCAACTATTGTTAATAACATTAATGATGTTGTAATGCAAGATGATATCTTAATTTGTCTTGGGGATTGGTCTTTTGGGGGATTCGAATCAATTAGAGAATTTTGGGATAGGATTGTTTGTAAAAACATTCACTTAATTCTTGGTAACCACGACCACCACATCGAACGTGATAGGGAAAATATTAGGGATTTATTCCTTTCTGTTTCTCATTACGAAACTCTTGTAGTTGGTGAGTATACTTTTAGATTGATGCACTACCCGATTAGTTCTTGGGATGGACTTAACAAAGGTATCATGCACTTACACGGACACTGTCACTTACCAACTGATAGAAGATTTGGAGTGGGGCAACGTATGGATGTTGGTATGGATGGTCACCCTGAGTTTCGACCATACCACGTAATTCGTGAGTGTGTTCCGTTGTTGAAAAATCGACCAATTAAATCTGAAATTGGTAATGACCACCATACAGATGAAATAATTAACAAAGATAAAGGATAATGGAAAAACCTTGTAAAGAATGTCCACATTTTGTTCGTAATCGTCATAACGATATGATAGTTAATTTTGGTGAGAGAATGGGGAAGAAACACAATTGTCATATGACCGAGGGAAAGAAAGACTTGTGGAATGTTAAAGATAAAAAATTGGAGTGTTACGGTAGTAAAAAAAAATAAAATGAAATATATTGGGATTGTGTTAATTTATTTGGGATTTTTTGGGTTAATCGGTTATGCCGCATACATAACAAAATCACCAAACGTATTATGGGCGTTATTGTTAACACCAGATTTAAACATAAAAAATTAAAATTATGATAGTATATCTTGTAGGAGGAATTTGTATGGGTATTATGTTAAGACCATACGTAGACGAATTAATTAAAAATTACGTTAATAGAAAATAAATGGAAAGAAAATTAGCAAGTGTTAGAGTGATTAACGATATCCACCCAATTGATGGGGCTGATATGATTGAATTAGCTATCGTTGATGGATGGAAGGTCGTTGTTGCTAAAAATGTCGGTCATAAATTAGGTGATATGGTAGTCTACTGTGAAATTGATTCGTTTTTACCAATTAGAGAAGAATTTGAGTTTTTAAGAAAAAGTTCTTACAAAAAAATGGGTGAACAAGAAGGATTCCGTTTGAAAACAATCAAATTAAGAGGGCAGGTATCACAAGGTTTGATTTTACCGTTAAATGTTTTAAAGACCACTGAAATAATTCAAACAAAAATTACTAAACAAGTATGGGGGAATCAAATTGAACTATTTGCCGAAGACGGAACTCCAATGGTTGATATTGGTGATGATGTCACTGAAGTATTGGGTATTGTAAAATACGAACCACCAATTCCTGCTGAATTATCAGGCAAAGTTAAAGGACTGTTCCCATCTTTCTTACGTAAGACTGACGAAGAACGAGTTCAAAACTTGGCAAAAGAATACGAAGGATACAAATTAACATCCGCACATAAATTCTATGTAACTGAAAAGTTGGACGGTTCTTCTGCAACATTCTACTTTAAAGATGGTGTATTTGGTGTATGTTCTCGTAACTTGGAATTAATTGAAACTGAAGGTAACACTTTTTGGAAAGTCGCTCGTGAATTAAGATTGGAGGAATTATTAGGGACTTTGGAAAACAACATTTGTTTACAAGGTGAGTTAATTGGTGAAGGAGTTCAAGGTAATCCATACAAAATCAAAGGTCAAACAGTTCGTTTCTTCAACGGGTTCAACATTGACACTCAAGAGAATATTCCATTCTTGGAATTTGTCGAAACGGTTCAAAAAATGGGTTTAAAAACTGTTCCTATTTTGGATTACGAATTTTTATTACCTGATACTGTTGAGGGTATGTTAGAATATGCAGACCAAAAGTCTGAATTAAACTCAAACTTTGATAGAGAGGGTGTTGTAGTTCGTTCTTACGATAGAACAATTAGTTTCAAATCAATTAGTAATAAATTCTTACTTAACGAAAAATAGTTGTATATTTGCAACATGTTAGAAACATTAAACAAATATTTTGAGGAGGGGTTGGTGACAAAACAAGTTCACCCAACCCTTCCTTTAACTATATGGAACTACACCCCAAAAACACAATATGGTGAGTTGTACAACATGTATAAGTTATGGGACGATATCACTTTACAGTGCCGAGGGTTGGTAACTGATAATGAAGGTAATGTTGTTGCAAGACCATTCAAAAAGTTTTTCAATATGGAAGAAAAACAACATAGACCTACTTCAGATTTTGAGGTGTTTGAAAAGATGGATGGTTCTTTGGGTATATTATTTAATTATGGTAATGAATGGGTTTTCGCAACAAGAGGGTCATTTACTTCTGAACAATCAATAAAAGGGTTTGAAATGTTAAAAACTTATGAATATAATAAGTTACATAAAGACTATACATATCTTTTTGAGATAATATATGAAGAAAATAGAATAGTTTGCCAATACGATTTTGAGGACTTGGTTTTATTAGGAATAATAGAAACTAAAAGTGGTTATGAAGTGAATCTTTATGATGATGGACAAGATATGAGATTTAAAAACTTAATATCTAATATAGGATTCAAAGTTGTTCATAGATTTGATAAATTCAAGGATTACCAATACTTAAAACAAGCAATACCTGATAACAAGGAAGGTTATGTTGTTAAATTTTCTAACGGAAACCGTATGAAAATAAAAGGTGAGGAATATCTTCGTTTACATAAAATAATGACTAATTTATCTACTACTTCGGTATGGGAAGTCCTTTCATCAGGAGGTAAAATGGAAGAGTATTTAGAAAATGTTCCTGACGAGTTTTACAATAAAATCAAAGAATACGAAAAAACTTTAAAGTATGCTTATTACCAAGTATCTGAACATTGTGGTAAAGCACATGATTACTTTAGGTATGGTAAATATAATGATGTGGACCCTGAACCAACAAAGAAAGAGTTTGCGGAACATGTTATGAAACATGGTCATCCCCCATATCGAAGTATAATGTTCGCAATGTGGGATAAAAAGCCATATGACCAATTAATATGGAAATTACTTAAACCAAAGTTTATGAAGTTGTAAAAGTGTGACTAAATGTCACACTTTTTTGTTTAATACTGTATTTATTATATAAATAAAATTAAATTTTAAAATTTTTGAGTTTTGATGTCAACTGAAGTTATTGTGGCGTTTATAACAGGTATCTTAGGACCCGTTATTTTATTATATCTAAAAACTAAAATAGATAAAAGTAAGAAAAAACCTGACATGGTTAAAGACACTTTGAAAGTTAGTGAATTAGTTAACCAAAAAATTGAGCATATTAGAGATGAGTTTAACGCTGACAGAGTTTGGGTTACCCAATTCCATAACGGAGGAAATTTTTACCCAACAGGAAAGTCAATGGCGAAATTTTCAATTATGTATGAAACCGTTAGTTTGGGAACATCTTCGGTACAATCTAATTTTCACAACATTCCTGTAAATTTATTTTCAAAATCTATTAATCAATTATTACAGAATGATGTTATTGAAATCCATGATTACAAAGACGAAAGTATTGCGACTTTTGGATTGAAGTATATTGCAGAAGATACTAATTGTAAGTCAGGGTATCTTTTTGCGATTAAAACAATTGATGACAAATTTATAGGGACTTTAGGTCTTGATTATACAAAAAGAAAAACAAAATTAGACATTGAATCAATAAATCATTTAATTGTTCACGCTACCCAACTTGGGGGAGTTTTAATGACTCATTTATCTGAGTAAGATATTTATATAATATGAAAAATCGTATTGAAGAAGTTACCGTTGGTCAATTTAGGGATAATTTTAAATCATTAGGATATAGTGAAAAAGGTTCTGAATTAACTTCAGGTGGTGATTTACAACTTGATTTTTTAAATATTATAGATGAATTCGTTAAAGAGTGGTCGCAAGTAGATAAAAACAAAGTTTGTAAATTAACATTTACAAGTGGTAATGATAGTTTTCATAAAGGAATAACCGCATATACCAGTAGACACACTAAAGGAGAAGCCGTAGATGTGGTATTACCTGAAAATTGTCACTCTTCGTTTATACAATTATTAAATCAATATAAAACTAAATACAACGGTTTTAACTATATTGATGAATATAAAAATCCAACATCACACGCAACTGGAGGGCATTTTCATATTTCATATAGAGCAGGTCACCCTGAAGGTGGTAAGAGTAATGAAAAAAATCAATCAACAACTCAAACTACAACCCAGAAAACCGAAGTAACTTCAGGTTCTACAACACCATCAACCGATAAAGTACCAACTTCAGATGAAAATGTTAAAAAGGCGTACGGGTTTATGACACCTTTCTTATCTTCATTAGAACCATTAAAACAACAAATGCAAGATAAGATTAATAAACTAGTCCAAAAAGAATCGGTTACTAATGATAAAAAAATTATAACTGAGATTGAAAGGATTAAAAACATTATGAAATTATGAAATTTATAAATCCTGTTCCATATGGTAATATAGATAATTTTTTATCTTCTTCTAAAGTTATGGTAATGAATTCGTACCCTAACCAAAAAATTGTTGCGCCATTTAACGGTTTAATAAATAATGTTGACCTATCTGAAAAATCAATAGAAATTGAACATAACGTAAACGGTTCTAAAGTTTATTCAAAAATAAATGGTATTGTTAATCCTTACGTAAATAAAGGATATAAAGTTAGTCAAAACGATATTATAGGTTTTGTGGGTGATGAACCTATAAAATACTCTATAACAGACAGGATGGGGTTCAAACAAAATTTAGACTCTTTTTTCAAAGATTTAACCAATAAAAAACAGACTGGTGATGACGAGAAAAAGCAAAAAGAAGTTGACAGTAAAGAAAAAGAAAAAAAAGAAAAAGAAAAATTATCAATAGATTTGGGATTGTCTAAAGACGAACAATTACCTGGACTATACAGAGGTATGATGAATTTATTCGCGGCTCCATTTTCAGTTGTTGGGTCCGCCTTAAAAGGTAATTTAATTAAAAGAAAAAAATCGGAAGAAAAAGAAGAAAAAATTAATGAGGATATCCAAAGAATAAAGAAACTCATTAAATTTTAAAAAAAAACCCTCATTTCTGAGGGTACAAATTATTTTGTTTTTACAGTGTCAACTTTAACAGTATCTACAACAACTATTGTGTCGGTTAATGTACTGTCAGTTGGTTGAGTTTCAGTTTTAGTCTCGTTAGACCCACATGAACTAATCAAAGCTACTGTCGCAATTAAAAATGCCAATGTTACTTTTTTCATATTTATATTGTTTTTATTTGACAAATAAATAGGTTAAACTTACCGATAAGTCAATAAAATAGACATTTATTGTAAAAATAATTTTAACCTTGTTGACGATTAAGAAAAAGTCATTATATTTGTAAAACACTTTTGAAAAAAAGTTCTTTGAATTAACTTAGTATTAACTGTTTAAACACTCAAGTATGAGTAATGAAACAATTGTAATTGACGAACCAATGTTCTATTATTATGGAGACAATGGTGTTAAATACTTCACCCCAAGTGCGGCTCTCGCAATGTCAAGAGCTAAATCTTATGGTACAAACGATGTGTATATAGTGAAGTAAAAAAAGTTTTAAAAAGATTTGGAAGTTCGAAAAAAAGTTCTTATCTTTGTAAAACAATTCAGAAATAGGTTGGGATATCCGTAAAACTATGGTTTCCTAAATCTGAAAAAAAGTTAAAGAAAAATTTGGAAAGTAAAAAAATTCTTCTTAACTTTGTAAAACAAAATCGGAAACGTCCGATAACGTTCTTTGAAAAATTAGAATATCCATTCAGGAGTAAGAAATGAAACTGATAAAAGATATTGGGCCGTATATGGTCCTTAAATAAACTTGGAAACAAGGATAAAGTGACTTCCCCCGTGTTGAGGAGGTTGCGGTTTAGAAACCCGAAAGGGGATTTGAACTCGAGTATACAAGTGGGATATCATCCGACCTTCAGTACTGAGGGCGACGCTTTAGGGAAAGTGGTTGGGTGACTGAGCAATGTGGATTGTTCGGTTGAGGTGGGAACACCAATAAAAATAACCCATAGGAATCAAGTAAGAAGTGTAGTTATCCAACTTCACAATTGCGGGTTCCAATTCAAAAGTGGACTTAAAACCGAAAGGTAAGATAGAGAACGAGTGGTGTCGCTACTATCCTTACTAACAACCCACCAAGGTTGTGGTATGAAGTAAACTTGAAGAATGGAGGTAGGGATATCTCACGGAGTAGTTTAGTATTCTGTTTCTCAAAAGGAAATGGAGCTTAGGGTAGACCACTACTTCGATACATCCACGACACAAAACTTTACTATTATTGAAGTAACATTTAAGAAAATAAAGGAAAAGTGTCTACCAGGTTTTGGTGAAAGGTGACTACATAGTAATGAGCCGTTCATTGCACAGAAAGACCCCAAGTCTGACTGTAATTTTACCAAAGACCTCTAGTCCCGCAAGGACGTGTTGGGGAGGCATCCTCAAGGAGAGTTGAGTAATTGGAGAGTAACCAAAACCTCAAAGAGTGGTTCACTTAAATAACCGTCACTGAGAAATACTTCTCAAAAGGAAGTGGATAAGAGTAGAAACAATAATGACTCTAAAGGTTCTCAAATAAAAGGTATAATCTCAGCCTTAGCCATATAGTGGGATAGAGCAGTTGGTAGCTCGTCAGGCTCATAACCTGAAGGTCGAAGGTTCGAATCCTTCTCCCGCAACCAAGTGACTCCAATACAAAAGAAGTCGGTAATTAAAGATATTCCGAGAAGTTATGAGTATAAAAGGTTCTTCTAAACATTCTTTAAGGTTTTAGGTGATTGTTTCTTAACAGATAACTACCTATTTTAACCCTTAAAAATTAATAAAAAATGATTGTTAACTTGAGGTGTCATCCGAAGACTGAAGGAGTTTGAGAAAAAAATCGGGCAAGGACGCTTTTTAGATGTGGAAACTTTTATAACCACGGTGTTTTAGTCTAAATAAAAGAAACACTAAAAAAAAATAAAGTCGTGAATACTAGTCACCACCCGACGATATAGGGTTCTGTAGTTGTCTCACTAACGACTCGGTAGGTTTAGATTCCTAGGACAAACAAGAGGGAAAGAATAATTTAACGTTATTTTCTTTCCCTCTTTTTATTTTATTCATTTAAAGATAAGGTTTGTTCATTTTTCCACACAATAAGACAACTTTTAATCCTCATTAAACGTATTTATATTAATGAGGATAACAATTTTCACCATATTACTTTTTATTATATCATTACAAAGTTTTGGACAATGTAATGGAACACAATCATTTACTTTAACTCCGACACCTCCTGTTGGTGGGTACTTACCTGGAACTGTTGTAAACGTATGTTATACCATGAATGGGTATAGTCAAGCAGGGTCCAATTGGGTTGAGGGTTTTGATTTAACGTTAGGTCCTGGATGGACCAATCTATCCCCCACTACGGGTCCCGCAAATTGTGGAGGCAACGCATCAGGAGGACAATGGGTTTGGTTCCCATCCACAACCCCGACACCTGTTGGTCCTGTAGGTCCTGGATATTTTTTTGATTTAGATATGGACGGCCAAACGAGTGATGACTTTGGGGATATGGGTTCGTGTACTTGGTCTTTTTGTTTTTCAGTAACAGTATCTAATTTATGTTCACCACAAAATTTATTAATTCAAGTAACCCCAGGTTCAGATGGTCTTTGGGGTAGTTGGTCAAGTACTTCTTGTGATTTGGCAACTCCATTTACAATATACAATGGGTCGAGCAACCCAGTGTTACCATCGATAGGCTCAATAAACCATAATTAAAAAATTTAAAATGAAAAAAATTTTATTTATTCTTTCGATGTTAATATCAACTGTAACATTTGCGCAGTTTACAACTTTAAATCCTGATACTGTATGTGTTGGAACTTCAGGTTCAATATATAATGTAACAAACACACCAGGTTATGTTTACACATGGACCGTAGCGTCCCCTGGGGTTTTAGTCTCAGGACAAGGTACTAATCAGATAAATGTCGATTGGAGTGCGGCAGGACCTGGTCTTATTACCAATGCGATTACGGTATACGCAACAGGACCTACAGGTTGTCAGAGTACTCCTGTAACTCTTAATGTATTTATCCTACAAATTATACCAACAATAACTCCTATTGGACCTTTATGTGCGGGGTCTCCATGTGTTAACTTAGTTGGTAGTCCTATAGGAGGTACATGGAGTGGAACAGGTGTTGTTGGTAATCAATTCTGTCCCACAACTTCAGGAGTTGGTACATTTACTGTAACTTACACTGTAACACAAGGGGGTT